AACCAATACACGTTTTGGAACACCATCGATCGATGCATGTTCACGCGGCGTATTGCCAGCAAGCGGCATGACAATTAACGTGCCATCTCTTGTTACATCAGCAGGCGGTAAATCAGGTGTTGCACCAGTTGTAACAGTTGAAGCCGAAGGCGGCGCAGTTGCTAACACAGGTATGGTTACTGAGTACCTATCCGGAACAGTCAATAAATATTCTGGTATGAATACCATCAGCATCGAACTGCTAGAACGTTCAGACCCTAATTTCTATGCTGAACTAACACAGCAACTACAAAATGCTTACCTAAAGACACTAGATACAACAGTCAATGCTGCGTTGATTACTGCAGGTACTGTTGCAACTACTGCACAAGCTGCTACATCAGCAGGCATTATTGGTTACGCATCAGAAGCTGCTCGCCTTGTATATGAGGCAACTGGTTACTATGCACAGAACTACATCGCCAATGGATCTCAATGGCAGCTACTTATGGGTGCATCAGATACAACAGGTCGCCCAATTTATTCAGCTAGCCAACCAATGAACGCGGGTGGATTGACTCAGCCTGGTTCAATTCGCGGCAACGTACTAGGCCTTGATCTATATGTTGATAAAAACTTTGCAGCAACAACAACTGTTGATGACTCAGCAATTATCCTTGCGCCAGAAGCATTTACTGTTTACCAATCACCACAGGCATATATGTCTGTAAATGTTGTAAGCAACCTACAGGTACAGGTAGCGATTTATGGCTACATGGCAACAATCGCCAAGATGCCTAAGGGAATTATCCGTTACAACTTCACCTAAGAAATAACCCTAATAGTCGGTGGGCGATTAGCCCTTTCGCCCACCGACCCCTACTAAGTAAGGAGTATCCGATGCCAGCTAGTTACGTTACCGTAGCCGAGCTACGTGCCAATTTAGGTATCGGTTCTCTTTACTCAGATAGTACGGTCGAGGAGTGTTGCCAAGCTGCACAGGATCAAATTAACAGTTTCCTTTGGTTTGATTCTGCGCCAGTCGTGGGGACTGCATTGGTAAGCAACGTTGCCACCGTAATGTTGGCCAACCCCGGTTTATTTACCGTTGGAGAATCGGTGACTATTGCCGGGGCTGGCTCTACATTTAACGGCACTTACACAATTACTGCCACGTTGCCATTTAGCACAGGCACTACAAATTTATTGCCAGCATTTAATATGCAGTTAAATTATTACCAGCAACCACAGGGTTATAGTTTTATTCAGTTTGCTAAGACTGCAGCCGATCAGAATTTTAGGCGTGTAGTGCCATCTGGCACAGCTACAGGCGAGGATACAAAGACAGCCACCTACGTCAATACAGCAAGCGTTCGCCAGGCTGCGATGATTTTGGCCGTTGATATTTGGCAGGCCAGGCAGGTCAGTCAGACCGGGGGCGTAGGACTCGATGGCTTTAGCCCTAGCCCTTACCGCATGGGCAACAGCATGATAGGCAAAATAAGAGGCTTACTAGCCCCGTACATCTCACCGAATAGCATGGTGGGATAAATGCCTACGGCGGCTATTACAACCCTGCGTAGCACCATCGCAACGGCTTTAACCAATAACGGCGTCTGGTCGGTATTCGCATACCCACCTGCAACCATCCTGGCTAACAGCTGCGTAGTAATCCCAGCCGATCCATATTTAACGCCTAGCAATAACAGTTATATAACTATTTCGCCTATGGCTAATTTTAAGATTTTGCTAACCGTGCCGATGTTTGACAACCAGGGCAACCTGCAAGGCATTGAGGATTTTATTGTTGCGGCTTACACAAAACTAGCTGCATCCAACCTTGTATTTAATATAACTAGCGTTAGCGCGCCCGGTGTATTAAATGCTGATAGCGGTGACTTGCTTACCGCCGAATTCAATATAAGCATACTAAGCAGCTGGGGGTAGAAAATGTCATACACAGATGAGGATATTGCCTTCTTAATTAAGATCGGGCAGATCACAGAAGCACCAAAAGAAACAAAAACCAAAGCACCTGCAACCGAGAAAACAGAGGAATAAGTAAATGGCCGTATATTTAAGCAATACCGTTGTAGTAACGCTGAACTCAGTAGTTCTATCAGATCACGTTACAAGCGCAACAATTAACCGCGTATTTGATGAGCTTGAAGTAACTGCTATGGGCGATACAGCTCATAAGTTCGTTAAAGGTCTAGAGGCCAGCACGATTACTCTAGATTTCCTAAGCGATACAGCTGCAGCAAACGTAAACGCAACTTTGCAAGCTGCATGGGGTACAACAGTACCTATTACGCTAAAGCAGACAAGCGCAGTCGTATCAGCGACTAACCCGCTATACAGCACAACAATCCTAGTTAATAACACTACAGATATTAACGGCGCAGTAGCAGACATCGCTACACAATCAATTACATTTACTTGTAATTCACCAATCGTAATTACTACCGCACCATAATAAACAGAATAGGGGCTAACAAATGGCTAAGTTAAAGATCACAAAGGCTGATGGTTCAATATCTGATCACCAAATAACACCATCGATCGAGTACGCGTTCGAGTTATATGCTAAAAAAGGTTTTCATAAAGCCTTTAGAGATGACGAGAAGCAGTCAGATGTTTATTGGTTGGCGTGGGAGTGTTTAAGAGCTGCAGGCGAAACCGTGCCAATGTTCGGCGCAGAGTTCTTAAAGAGTCTTAAAAAGGTAGAAGTTTTAGATGATGACCCGGAAGCGTAGGGCGTGACTCGTTTACTTACTTGATCGCACGGATCAGTTTGGAAACGGGTATCGCGCCCAACGATTTACTAGCACTAGATAGCAGGATGTTTAAGACTTTATTGCAGGCGATGAAAGATCGAAACAAGGAGATGCGAGATGCCAGTAACGGTAAAAGGCGGCATTGAACTTCGTAAAGCCTTAAAGAAATTTACACCTGATCTTGCTAAAGAAACACAAAGAGAAATGGCTGCTTTATTAAAACCTATAGCTGCTAAAGCAAAGGGTTTTATTCCACGCCAAGCACCTTTAAGCGGCTGGGGAAAAGAATCTATTAATGGCAGATTTCCATTTTGGGATAGCCAAGCTGCTCGCAGCGGAGTAGGTTATAAAACCACGCCTAGCAAGGTTAATAATCGTGGCTTTAGATCATTAGCCCGTATTCAAAATGCATCGGCATCGGGTGCAATCTATGAAACTGCCGGGCGCGTACACCCTAACGGCCGTGAGCAAGGTTCAGCATTTATAGTGCAGGCCAGACAAAATAAAAACTTTGGTAAAAACATAGTTGCAGCTGGTAAGAACCAAGGCCGCAGCCGTAATCCTGAGGCAGGCTATTTATTTGTACAGGCTATAAATCAGTACGGCACAATTGTAGATGCTAACAATCAAGTAGGCGCAGGCCGTAGATCGCGCAAAATGAAAGGCCGCGCAATCTTTCGCGCATGGAAAGAGGACGGCGGCAAGACTAACGCAGCTGTTATAAAAGCTATTGAAATGTCTAGAGAAAAATTCAATAAGGCTGTGGGGTATAACTAATGGCCGTTGATCCATCCGTAAGAGTAGATTTAGTTGCTGAATTTGTAGGCAGAAAAGCATTTAAAGAAGCTGATACAGCTACTCAAAAACTGACTAAAAGCGTTAAAAAACTAGCTGGTGGTTTAGGTATAGCATTTGGCACAGCTGCAGTAGTTAATTTTAGCAAGCAAGCCGTTAAAGCCTTTGCTCAGGATGAAGCGGCGGCCGTTCGATTAACTCGCGCAGTAGAGAATTTAGGCATTGGCTTTGCTAACCCTGCCATCTCTAAATACATCGCAGAGCTAGAACGATCAGCCGCTATTGCCGATGATATTTTGAGGCCAGCCTTTCAGGGGCTATTGACCACTACGGGATCGCTTACAAAGTCACAAGAATTACTAAATAACGCCATAACAATCAGCCGTGCATCTGGTATTGACTTGGCTACCGTATCTACCGATCTTGCTCGTGGCTACGTTGGAATTACTAAAGGCTTAAAAAAATACAACA